GCTGCTTTGTGACGGTGCAGCATATTCCCGTACAGCGTACCCAAATTTGTTTGCTGCTATCGGTACTTCTTACGGTGCTGGCGATGGGGCCACTACGTTTAATGTTCCTGATTTGAATAGCCGGTTCCCGTTTGGTGCGTCAGCGGGCACTACGGGCGGCTCTAATGATGCGGTGGTTGTCAGTCATGAACATGAGATGGGTTCCCACACTCACACGTCTGCCGCTCACACTCACACGACAGGTACACACAAGCACGGTGTTGACGATCATGAGCACACGATGCCGTCACACTCCCACACGTTGAATAAGCACAAGCACTCCATCAACCACAATCACGGTTCAGCATCCACGGGCACCCAATCAGCCAACCACACTCACCACTCAGGCTCTCCTGTTGTTGCAATGTACGGGAGTGGTGCTCTCGGCTTCGGGACGAACAAACCATTGGGCATCCCACTCAACGTTGTCAACGGCACCGATCTGGTGGGGAACCAGACTGCCTCGCACACCCACTCGTTCAACATGCCGAACTTTACGGGCACTTCTGGTGAACCCAGCACCGCCAACACAAGCGAAGTGGACCCCGGTAACACAAACAGCAAAACGGGACTTGAGACCAAAAGCGTTAGTGCCGGTACTACGAATTCGACAACGCCGGGCGCTACCGGATCCACTGATCCTGGCGACACAAACTCTACTGGTGTCGCCGGTACGGGCCTGAATCGTCCAGCTTTTGTTGGCGTCAACTTCATCATCAAATCGGGGCTTTGAGATGAAAGTTTTTGAAAAATACTGCAATCGTAAGGGAGACCTCTAATGGCATACGGTACACCGGTTTACAATTATGAGCGGGACCGTGGCGGGCTGGCTAGGACGAAAGCGTTAACTGACCAGTCAAACGAGTTTGGTCGCTTTCTTGGTCAGGAACGTTTCCGTCGGGCTAAGGAAGATATGGGGGAGTCGTTTGAGCGTCGTTTCCCAAAGGTCGGCAATTCGTTTAACCGGCGTGGTATTTGGAATTCGGGTTTGCGTAAGAAGGGTCAGCGTACTGCTGTCAATGCTGCTAATAAAGATTTTCGTCGGCTGGCTCAAGACCAGGCGACACAGAATGCTCAGTGGGATGTACGGCAGACTGCTGATGACGTAAGATATGAGGAAGAGCTTTTGGCTTTGTATGATCGTATGCAGGCCAGCAGGGCTACTAGTGAAGCTTCGTTTGCTGGACCCTCTGCTGCTGCGGGTCCAGCTCCTGCTGCTGTGAGTCCGGCCCCTTCCGCTGCGAGTCCAGCGGCCGGGAGGACTGGTGGTTTCTGGTCTGGCGGCTCCAATCTCTCGTCATCGGGTTTTGAGACATTCGACCCAAACAAGGTGAAGTTTGTTGACCCGGGGTTTGATTCTTCTAAACGGAATGTGAGATAAAATATGAGCGATTCATATAACAGGGGGCCGCAGCCCTCCACGACCCGCAGGCAGTTGCCGACATTACCTATGGTGGGTTCTTCAATCGATGGCTACGACAAAGGCGGTGGAGGATTAGACGACGCTGGCTGGGTTGAAGAAGCAATAGCGATTCAGGCTGCTCTTGCGGCGTCGAAGCACGACGACGTGGATCAAGGCATCGACATTGGGATGTTCGACTTCCCAACCGGCGACCCAAACCGCAACCGTGGCGGTGGCGGTGGCGGTGGCGGTAATGGCCTGTCCGCCCAATGGCGGAAAGAGGACCGTGAGTGGGAACTCGCAACCCGTGAGTGGGAAAAAGAGCAGTGGGAACGGGAAGCCGATTGGCGAGCGCAAGATTGGGAACGAGACGCTCTCTGGCGGGACCAAGATTTTGATTGGCGAGAAAAAGAATTTGATTGGAGGGAACAAGATTGGGAGCGAGACGCTCTCTGGCGTGACGAAGACCGTGCCGAAGCGGCACGCAAAAGGGCGGAAAGGCTTGCTTCCTTAGACGCCTACGACGAGGCGATGCGTGGTATTTACACGCCGGAAAAAGTTGACGCCATCTACGACCCGCTTGTCCAAAACATAAACGCTAACACGGAAAGCGGTTTGTCTCGCCTTGGCGGCATCACGGATGCGATGGCGCAGCGAGGGGTGCAGTCCCGAAACGCTGTCGGGAATGCGTTTGATGCCGGGGACCGACGGTTGCAAGCCATGCGTGCAGATTTCGGGGAGCAGCGTCGGAACACCGACGGTGCTTTTGGTAGTGTGCTTTCCAATATGGGAGTCAAGGGCGGCGTGAAGCCTGGCGGCGGCTACATGGACCGAATGTTCGCTAACGCCCGTACGGGGAATTCCCGGGCAGCGACGATCTATGATGCGTCTGCTGCCGATCGTGGTGCGCTTGTTGGCGGTTTGCAGGGCGACGTGTCGTCCGGCATGACTGCCCGCAGGGACACGTTGCTTAATGGGATTGCCGCCGACCGTGCGAAAGCGCATCAGCAGTCTGAGACCACTTTGGCTAATTCGTTGGCCCAGTCCGGTCTTACCCGTGGTCAAGTTTAAGGAGTTTTTGAAAAATGGCTGACGAGTGGGAAGATCCAATGACAGACTCATATCTGCGGGGGGAGCCGCAGTTATGGGAACTGCAAGCTAACGAATTTGGGATGGGCGATTTTGAGTTTGACGAAGACGCCTTAGAACATCGGGAAGAAATTCAGAAACAGCTTACCGCACAGCTACGACTGCGTCGGCAGTATGTGGATGAGCTGATTCCTGGCTTGCCTGACAAAATTGAGAAGCCCGATCCGAACTGGCTTCCTTACACTTCTGACATTTTGAGGGCGCATGAGAACGATAAGGGCTACAATGAGGTTCTCAGGTTAACTCAGGCTGGTGTCGGTTTCAATGATGCCGTCAATCAGGTTTTGGGTATGGCCGAAGAGATGAATTACAGTATGCCGTTGGAGATGGATACTGGCGACAGAATAATGACAATGGAGTACGGCAAACCTGTTCCCAGCATAACCGTGTCCGAGTATAAAGCGCAACAGGCGGCACTCGGTGAGTTTGAGGACGTTGACGAGTTTGCTGATTTGACGGAAGAGCAGCTTGCCAGCATAGGTTACGAGCCGCCAGTCAATATTGACGAGGGTGCTTTCAGGACCGGTGCCAGCCAATATGTTCAGGAGTTCAACAAGCAGGCACGGCATCAAGAGGAACGTGATGCCGTGGTGGCACGGTACGCCGACTATGTGGCTCCCCGCTACGCTTTCAATATTGAGCAAGTATTGGAAGACGGGTATCGTCCTTATAGCCAGAATTTTCAGGCGACGGATAAAAGCCCTGCAAATCAGTATGATGATGCTAAAGGCGAGTGGGCTGCAAGAGTTGCGGCTTCGGAACGCCAGCAGCTAATGGAAAAATATGCTGGCGTTTCCAAAAGTAAAGCGGCCAGCCCCGAGGGCAGGCCTGCACCGAGTAGCCAGCCGACCCGTCAGGGGTCGCTTCCTGAATGGTTTGTTGGTGCGCCCAAACCCGGCGGGCGCACAACAGAGCAGCGTCGTGTCGATTCCGCAGAGGCCGCCCGTTGGGCTGGCAACACGGGGGCAGTGAAAAACAAAAATTATACTAACACTTTTGCACGGGACCAGGCGGCTGCCAAGCGTTCAAACCAGGCGAACAAAGAATCGAACGACAGAATCGAAGCGCACTATCGTCGGTTCGTTGAAGCTGCCCGGGAGGGGGCGACAATTATGTCAAAAGAGCAGCAGTACAACAAAATGTTGTCCGAGTATCTTGGCACCGTTTACCGTGGAGGGGCTTGAGTAGATGGCCTTGTTTGACGATTTGAGGGAAATTGCTAAAAAACGTGACAATTATGATCCGGTTTTAGCTCAACAAACATACTTGGGACGGCAAGCGCCGACTCCCAGCCGTCGGCGGCCCAGCAGTGCCCCCGGGAGCCGCTCTAACGCCCCTAGAAGCCCGTATGAGCCGATGGGGGCGGATGAGCTAGAAAGATACCGGGAGGCCGGTCAGAGGCGCATAGAGCGCCTCAGAACCTCCCCTGTTCCCGCTTCATCGTCGTCTGGTGGCAAAGCGTCTTCGCCGCTCGGATCGATTGGCAATTTTGTTCTTGATGCAGCCATGCTTCCCCTTAAGGCCTTGGATCAAGGCCGCCAAATATATCAGGGTACCGCTGGTGAGGTTGGCGACTTTGTGGCAGGCAAAGTTGAGGACTGGGGGCTGGACGACAAGTGGTATGGTGATATTGCCGAAGCCGGTATGAACATTGCTGGGGCCAACTATTTCCAGATGCGTGGTTTGCGGGAAGTGGACCCCGAAACAGGTAAACGCACAGGCGAGCGAGATACCTCGTTTGATTGGGGCAACATCAATGACGGCGACATGGCGGACGGCTTCCTTGGCCGGATAGACTGGGATGACAGTTTGCCGGGTGTGGTGCGTTTCCCTGTCGGTGTTGCTGGCGATCTTTTTACCGATCCCACCATGTATGCGACTTTTGGTACTGCCGGGGTTGTTAACGCCGCCGCCAGGGGCGGCGCTAAAGCAATTGCCCGCCAGGGCACCCGCTCGGCGTTGCCTGCTGCCCGTAAAGTTTTGGCGCAAAGGGCATCTTTGAAGCTGGGCGACGATGCTGTTGTCAAAGCTGTTGGCAAGGAAACTATCAAAAACGTTACCCGTAACGTTGGCAAGTATGGTCGTGGCGCTTTAACCAGGAAAGGTATGAAGCGTGGCGGTTACACTGCTGACGATCTTGCCAAAATGGGGATGCAGGACAACTTTAAGTACACTGTTGGTGTCGGAGGGGCAAGGACTAACATTGCGCTTACGGGCCGTGCCGCCGAGGCATCGGAGAACATAAAGGGCGCTATTAAGGCGTGGAATGCTTCTACGGGGCTGGCTACAAAGTCTCGCAAGATTTTCAACACAGAGTTTGAGAACCGGATGCGTACCGCTATTTTGAAGGGTTCGCCTGATGCTCCGACTGCCGCCCGTGGGCTGGCAGTCTTGGGTCGTGCGAGTGGTGATGCAAATAGGTGGACTTCCGAAAGTTTGCATGAGGCTTCCAAGTTTTTCAAAAAGTTGGAACCGGAAGATGCGAAGCTGATAACTCAAATGATTGAGTCGGGCCAGTTTGTTGGCGATCTTGGTTCCAGGGCAAAGACTGTTGCCGACTTTTTGAAAAAGTCCGGCGACACGTTGCAGGCTGCCGGGGTTCCCTTTTCCATGCGTCAGGGGTACGTCCCGCACCGGGCAACAAAAGAGGCCCGCTACGCCGCCAAGGGTGGCGACGAATCGGTTTCGGCTGCGTTGGGTTTCGATCCGGCTAAACGGGAAGCTTTCCAGAACGCCCGTGGCAGCAATCTTTCGATTGACGAAATCAACACCCAGTGGCGTGCCACTGGCAAAGATTACGACCTGTTGGAAACCGATGTGCGAATCCTGACCGAGGAGTACATTAGGGAAGGCCAGGAAGCCTATTTGCGTGCAGGGTTGACGGGCGGTGAGGCCCAACGTCTTGGTCTGGTTGACGACATGGGTTTTGCGTTGAAAAACGGTGGGGTGCAGAAAGCTGTTGCGGAACAGGCCGACCAGGCTATGAAAAGTCTTGCGGACGGGGCGAGGCAGCGTGCTGCTGCCCTGAAAGCTGGCCGTAAAAGTTTGACGGCCTCCCGCAAAGACCTTTCAGGTCAGGTGAGGGCGGCTTCCGTCAGGCTTGACAAGGCAAGCAAAGCGGTTGCGGCTTCAACGAAACGTCACGCTACTGCGCAACAAAAACTGGAAGCCCTGGAGGCTACCGCCGACGGGCTTCGTGCCCAATTGAAAACGGCTTCCGCAAGCGAAAAACGTAAGCTCACTAGACGGTTGAACGAGCTGGATGGCCGACGGCCGGAATATAAACAAAATTTACAGAGTGCCCGCACCCGCTTAACTAAGCGGCAGGGTGACTACAATGAGCTACGTCGTAACGTGTCGGGGGCTAAAGCTGAACTGGAACAGCATGATTCGATTATTCGTGCGTTGTCGGAAGAACGTGCGTTGATGAACAAGCAGGCCGTCACTACTGACGCAGTGAAGGCCGAAGCAAATGTTGTTAAGGCTGAGGCAGCGATAAAGAAACAGCAGGAAGATTTTGTTAATCCTCGGTGGGACGAGGTGGAGGCTGCAAGTCAAACCAAGGCGTGGGCTACTGCCGACGCCAACCAGTTGAACAGTCGAATTTCGATGGCTATTGGTCGTATTGATGAGTGGGTCGATGATGTTAAGAACTTGCCGGGTCGTGGTACGTCCGATGGGGTATTGGAGTACGCCAATCAGGTTACGGAACAGATGCGTGTTTTGAAAAAGTTGTTGAAGGAAAACCCTGACAGGTCCACGCTGAACGACGTGTTGCGTTTGGAAGCCCAGGCTGTTGAGGCTGACATGACAGCTATTCTTGCTGCCCGCACTCAGCGGGCTATTGAGAAAGCTGTTGCTAATCCTACTGACGAGTCACTCAAGAATTTACTGCTCAAGCAGAAGCTACAGACGCAGGTTGGTGTTCTGAAGGATGTCGATTTCCAGAAGATGATTATGGAGCAGACGAAGGACGGGTTTGAACGTCTCGCCCGTGAGGGGGCGGACGACGTTCAGATCAACAAGTTTTACAGTGA